CTCGTGTATGGTGACTTCGTCTACGACCCCAAGTCCGTCACGCATCGACGCAAGCAACAGGCTTACAGTCGTTTCCTGGTCGGTCTGATTTCCCGAGGCAAGCCCTTCCTGGATGACTGGTGTCATCAGGTCAGGCAAGCTGCACTCGGTATCCCAACCAGACTAGGACAGCATTGCGGTTCAAGTGTAAGACTCTTTCAAGCCAGCACTCTAGCGCGTGCCATCTGCTGGGATATGCATAATGTGCAGAAATCAGTTGAAGCTGCTGAAAAGAGTTGGCTCGAGACACCCCACTTTCAAACAAGGGACGACTTGCCACGAGAAGATATAGACCGCTTCTTCGAGGTAATCGCCCCCAGGTTGGCAGGGGTCAAGGGGGATTCAGTCATCAGAATCCCCAACAACAAATCGTGCACGGAGTTCACAAGAAAGGAGGGCGGCGTCAAACGAGCGCTTCTAACCGAGTGGGTTGTCCGGTCCATGGTGGGCACAAATGTACCCATCATGCCGATGAAACCCGCTGATTATGCGAAGCGCCCCGCCACATCCTGGAGTGAAAAGCCAGGGTTGCTGAGTAAGAAGGGCGCAGCTTGGGACTACTATGCCAAGGCCGGGAACAACCCACGGCCCGGCGACGGACCTTTATCCGAAATCTTCAGGCTGGCAGCAGATGAGAAGGGAGAACCCCCTACACCACTGCAGCTACTGTTGATGTCCCTCAGGGTGGAGCAGGAAAACCATGCCCCAAACCCTATAAGGGCCACACCCATAAGGGAGCGTGGCGGAAAGGTACGTGTAGCCTCAAAGCACCCCGCGACAGAGGCCTACGCCTGCCGCATTGCCATGCAGCGCATGGTACCGATCCTGAGAGCCCTGGATTGTACGCGATTCGCCCTCAAAGGGGACGAGATAAAGCTAAGAGGAGAGTCGGAAGAGGAGATAATCTACTCCGCCGACCTCAGCAAAGCCACCGACCGGATCGACCATGAACTGGCTAGGTACTTCTGGAGCAAAATTTGCACCAAGAGTAACCAGCCAGCATGGGTTCACCAGGTCGGCGAACTCGCCTTCCGAAGAAAGCAGAATGCGCGAACCCAAGATGTCACTAGCCGAGGAATACACATGGGTCTGGGTATATCCTGGATAGTGCTCAGTCTCGTTAACATGTATGCCGCTTGGTCAGTCGGGGCCAGACGTGAGAGCTACCGCATATGTGGAGACGACCTCGTAGGCCTTTGGACAGGAAAGATGGCTGACGATTACGAACTTAAGCTAGAGAAACTCGGGCTTAAGGCGAACCGTCAGAAATCCTTCCGTTCGCAGGTTGGAGGTGTCTTCTGCGAGAAGCTCGTGAGGAGGACCGGGGTCCACACCGCGCATAGCACACACTTCGCGAAAATTTCCGAGATAGGTGCGGCAAGGTACGTGGGCGGGCTCGACCGAAGTCGAGCTGCTGCACTTGAGGGAATAAATGCATCCCTCCCTAAGGCGGCGTTCCTCACACGTCTGGGCACTCGAATGAGGTCCAAACTCGCTTTCCGCTTGAAAGGATTACGAGCTGGTCCCATTGCGGTCGGCGGAGACGGGTCTGCCTCACAACCGACGACTTACGGACAAGTGAGAAGCCTGCTCAAGAGGGGGCCAATAAAGCTCAAGAAAGAGACCTTAGAGGCTCACAAGACGAGACAGGTATTCTCGGACTTCTCCGCATCCGTGCACTACGATCGCTCCTCCGGTACGCCGCGAGAAGACATAAGGAATACACTAATGCGTTCCTTTGAATTCAAGCGGGCGCACGTGCATGTAACGGACATTGTCAGAGACCGCGACATACAGGCGAAGCTGAGGACCTATGCGGGGGGTAAAGTCACCCGCATGGACCTCCTAGCGACCGTTGCAGCTTCAAAGGACCTAACAGGCGACGACCGTAACAAGATCCGTTACTATAGTCGTTTCTGGAGTCCTTCCAAGCTAGTAAGACGCGTCTGGCGGGCTTACCACAATCGGAGACAACGCCTAGTCGATAAAGAGCTAGGCGAAGAAATCCTCAAGCAGTACGCACTTGCTGCAGATGAAACAAGTGAAGCCGGTGTCGCCATCAGCGCCTCCAGGCAAGACAGAGCATAAGCTCAGT